ATCCATTAAACAAACAGCTATTGACTGTAAGGAGTTGCTGATAGAGCGTCAGCGTTTAGAACAAATGGTTAAAGAGCTACAAGACAATGGATCAATCGAAAAAGAAAAAGACTACTCAGGAGGATTCGCAGAACGATTCTCAAAATAACCCAAGCGGTTTGATATACTGGGATGACTATAACTTTGATAATCAAGACAATACGACTGATTACTTAAAGATAAATATATGCACCCGTAGCTCAGCTGGATAGAGCATCTGCCTTCTAAGCAGACGGTCACAGGTTCGAATCCTGTCGGGTGTACCAATTAAATTAAATGTCCGTACTAGTAGACATAGAAGGTTATGAGACTAAAGGGATTAAGATCGACCCTAACGGTACAGAGGGAGAGCATGTTGAGCTCCATGGGCTATTCGTTGTTCTTCCAAAGAAACCGAAGCGATCTGAGATACTCTTCCATGACAAACCAAAGGAGTTGCAGATGTGGCAACGCATTCCTTTGCCCGAAGAACTGCAAAGGGTTCGCAGTATGGATGAGTGGTTCGAGAAGCCTGCCGAGTTTCGAAACAAGTTTCGTTCTTACGTCGAGAAAGAGTTTCAGCGTAGGCGCGACGGTGTGTGGTTTTACAATAATGGGGTCGCTACGTATATTACAGGGAGACAGTATATGTTTCTACAATGGTCTAAAATTGATATCGGATACCCATCATACCTCGCTTTCCAAAGAGAAATCTTTCTCCACATGGCTGCTTGCGAAGCTGATCCCCGTTGTTTCGGTCAGCTTTATACTAAGTGTCGTCGTTCTGGCTACACTAATATATGCTCTGCTGTCCTTGTGGACGAGGCTAGTCAAGTTAAAGAGAAGCTGTTGGGCATTCAGTCAAAGACTGGTAAAGACGCGCAAGAAAATATTTTCATGAAAAAGGTGGTTGCGATCTTTCGCAGCTACCCTTTCTTCTTCAAGCCCATCCAGGACGGTACCACGAACCCACGTATGGAGCTGGCCTTCCGTGAGCCATCCAAGCGAATCACGAAAAACAACAAGACATCTTACAGGGGCGATGCACTGAACACAGTGATCAACTGGAAGAACACCACGAACAACGCATACGATGGTGAGAAACTGCACATGCTGTACCTGGACGAGGCGGGAAAGTGGGAGAAACCTACAGACATCCGCGAGGCGTGGCGTATCGAGCGGACATGTTTGATCGTAGGTAGAAAGGTGGTTGGAAAAGCTATCGTGGGTAGCACCGTTAACCCTATGAACAAGGGCGGCAACGAGTACAAAGGTTTGTGGTATGACTCCGACCCGAATGACAGGAACAGCAACGGAAGAACCAGGTCGGGGCTGTACAGAATATTCATCCCAGCTTACGATGCGCTAGAAGGTTTCTTTGACCAGTACGGAAACCCAGTCACAGAAGATCCAGAGCAGGATGTAGAGGGGATTGACGGAGACTTCATCTCTGTAGGCAGCAAGACTTACCTGAAGAACGAGCGTAGGTCATTCAAGGACAACCCATCGGAGCTGAACGAGGTGACCAGGCAGTTCCCGTTTACGGAAGACGAAGCATTCAGGGACAGCATTGAGGGGAGCCTGTTCAACATAGGTAAGATATACCAGCAGATCGAACACAACGAGGAGCTGTTTCCAGACCCCGTTGTAGTGGGCAACTTTACATGGAAAGAAAAGGATAAAGAAGTTGTGTTTTCTCCCACCCCGAACGGAAGGTTTAGGGTTTGCTGGATGCCAGATCCAGAACACAGAAACGTACTGAAGCTAGAAAGGGGAAAGAAGGTTGCTCCGTTTACGGATTACGGTTGCGGCGGGGTTGACTCCTACGACCTGGACGCCACGGTAGACGGAAGGGGATCGAAGGGGGCGCTACACATGTACAATAAGTTTAGCCTCAATCGTCCACCCAACATGTTTGTGGTGGAGTACGCCTCCCGCCCAGATCTTGCCAGTATCTTTTACGAAGACGTTCTGATGTGCGCTTTTTATTATGGCTACCCGCTACTTGTAGAGAACAACAAGTACGGTATTGTAAGATACTTTGAATCAAGAGGTTACGACGGTTACTTAATGGATCGCCCTAAGCACTTGCTCAGTAGCTCTTCACATGTCAACGTTAAAACAAAAGGGATACCATCTAACTCTCAGGACGTCATTCAGTCACACGCTCAGTCTATAGAAAAATACATCCACGAGCACGTAGGCATAGATCACGAAAGCGGAGAAGTTGGGAAGATGTAGTTCAACAGGACGCTAGAGGACTGGATTGGATTTAAGATAGACAAGAGAACTAAGTTTGACTTGACAATTAGTTCTGGCCTTGCGCTTTTGGCTGCTCAAAAACCAAAAGAAAAAGAGCGATCCAACTTCAAGGAAAAGGTGTTTTTTAGAAAATATAAGGTCTAGCCCGTATTTGTTATATTTGCAAAATACGCCTATAGTGCTATCAACAAATGAATTACACAAACAACAAGCGTAAAAGCTCTTTTCCCGACCCCCTTGCCAGCACGGACACCAAGAAAAGCAACGCTTATGGCTTGGAGTATGCAAAAGCCATAGAGTCTCAATGGGGAAAAATGACTAGCGCTACTTCGTTGTATGGTAGAAGAAACGTAATTTTTGAAAGGAGTAGAGATTATGCAAACGGCACTCAGGATACCAACATCTATAAGAAGCTTTTAAGATCTCTTTCTCCCAATGACGGAGACGGCACTCTTCTTAACCTTGATTACACTCCAGTTCCTATCCTGCCAAAGTTTGTCAGGGTTGTGGCGAACAAGATTTTGTCTCGTAACCCCTACCCAAACCTTGAGGCTGTTGATCCGCTTTCTTCTTCTGAAAAGAATAACAGGAAAAGAAGGATAGAGATACAGGTAGAGGCAAAGAAGCAGCTTCAGCAGCTTAAAGAAAATACAGGTATGGTTATCGGTGACGACCCAGATAATCTTCCTGATTCTTTAGAGGAGGCAGAAATCTTGTTGGGGACCAACATCAAGACCGATGCGGAGATGGCTGCTCAGATCGGCACCAACATGACCCTCTCGTGGAACTCATTCAATGATAATGTGTTCCGAAGATGCGTTAACGATTTGGTGTCTTTGGGCATGTCCGTTGTGAAGAGAAGCAACGACCCTAACGAAGGCATCAAAACCGAGTATGTTGACCCTTCTTGCTTTATCCACAGCTACACAGAAGACCCTGGGTTCAACGACATGATGTACGCTGGTCATGTAAAGACCATCTCCATCCAGGAGCTTAAGCGTCTTGCTGGTCACGAACTTGACGAAGAGGTTTTTGAGAAGATCGCCAAAGCCGCAAAGAACAGAGACGGAAACGACCCCAATGCGTACAGCAGAAAATCATACAACAAACGCGCCATGCGCCAGGAGTATGGTTATGACGAGTACATGGTGGACGTCCTGGACTTTGAGTTTATTTCTGTTGATTGCATCTACTTCGAAGAAAAAGAGAACAGATTCGGCAATGTAAACTTCTTTATGAAGGGGTTTGATTACGAAGAAAAGCAGGGAAGCGTATTCGACAGAAAGCCTCACAAGATGGAGATATCTACCGTCTATGGAGGTTGCTATGTGATGGGTGGATCTGACGTGATTTTTAACTACGGGATGACAAAGAACGTCCCCAAGAACATTCACGATTTGTCGAAGTGCAGGCTGTCATATTCTGTTGCTGCTACCAACATGAGGAATATGATTCCAAAGTCCATGGTGGATAGCTGCACTGGCTTTGCCGATATGTTGCAGTTGACGCACCTCAAGATCCAGCAGGCTATCGCAAAAGCGAAACCAGACGGGTTGATCATTGACATCGAGGGATTGGAGAATGTTCAGCTCGGAAAGGGCGGAGAGCTCCAACCACTGGACTTGCACGATATCTACGAGCAGACTGGCGTATTCTACTACAGAAGCAAGAACCCAGAAGGCGGGTTCCAGAATCCCCCCGTAAGAGAGATCGGTAACAGCATTCGAAACATCAACGAATTGATCGGTCTTTATAACCACTATCTCCGAATGATCCGTGATACTACGGGAATCAACGAGATGATGGATGCTTCTACCCCGAAAGGCGACACTTTGGTAGGCGTTCAACAAAACGCTATCGCGGCTGGCAACAACGCTATCTACGACATTACGAATGCCTCTATGATCCTTTACAAGAAGGTGTGCGAGGATATCGTAAAATGCATTCAAATCTTACCTACAGATTGCGTCTTGTACAAAAGCTACGAGAACGCGATAGGTAAAGAAAACATGTCTGTGATTTCTTCTTTCAGCGACCTGCCCATGTACAATTTCGGGGTTCAGGTCGTCAAAGAGATGGAGGATCAAGACAGGGTTTATCTGGAGCAAAACATCCAGATGTCTATTCAGCAAAAAGAGCTAGACATCGAGGATGCTATTGC